GGTTGGCTCGGCCCCGTTCCCAAGCAGCCCAAGGTCCTGTGAGCAGTGCCTGCCGCCGGACGATGACGCCCGGTGTGCAGTGCCTGCCTCCGGACAGCTGCACCCTACCTAGAGACTACGGCCATGAGGGCTCAGTCTTTGGGTAGGGTTTTTAAGAGGTTTAACTTTTTATTTATGTAAGAATATGGATAGTAAGATAAACAGCGGAGTAGTACAAAGGAGACCTGACGAGGTTTCAAGGTAGTGCGCTGGTTGAATAAACCAGATACATGGGTTCGACTCCCATCTCTGCTATAGACCGTAGTATTAAACCAGCCGCCATAAGCAAGCGGCATGTACAAAAGAAAGGACAGCCCATGACTTGGAAGTCTAGACTGGGGGCGTAGGCTAGAGCGCCCCGGAGTAAGTCCTGCTAGTCCGGTGATATAAACGCAGGCAAGAAAGTCTGGCATATCTATTTGTTACCTCGGCTATACCGAGATGCGTAAAGAGAGTGGTTATGCCGCCGTTCAATAACGGCTCCTGGAAAGCTGGGCCTGAGTCCAGGAGCCTTAAGACCAAGGCCCCAACTAATGACCGCCCCGGGATCAGCAATGGTCCTGGGGTATGAATCCTAAGATATAGAGGAAGCAACATGGCTATTTCCAAGAAGACTTTCAAGATCATCAGCGTCGCGTGCATCGCTGGTGCCGTGGGCTTCGGTTACGCTGGTGGCCTCACCGAGTCAGGTGTCATAGGCCTGGTAGGTGTAGGCTTCGGCGTCGTGACCGCCCTCATCGCCGTGTTCAAGTCCTAGGTTCTTGACCGGGCCCGCATCAACCCATGGTATGGGCCCGGTCTTCTATCTATCTTTTTTTGTTTTTCTCTATCTTTTTGCTTGTTCTTCTATCTATTTCTAGAGGAGAGTATAATGAGACCTTCTTGCATATACTGTGCTTCTAAGCATGTAGCTCAGGCTACTATACTGATGCTTGAAGCATATCAGGGTTATCCTCTCCATCGCTGGCTAGCTGTAGGTCACCTAGGTGAGGCCGGAGACGAGACCATAGCTGATTTCCCCCAGCTCTGCCAAGAGATAAGAGCGGTCCGTCTACAGCTGATGGATCAGGAACCCGGCTTCGATCAAAACACCATGCTTAAGCTACTGGAGCATGTTCGCGAGGCAGCCGTTAAAGACGGCAGCCGTTCAGACAAATCATTCTTAGAAGGAGTGTTACATGGCTAAGAAAAAGGAAGAAGCTCAGACTATCAACATGGACCTGTTCAGGGCCGTGGTGACCGCCCAGACCAAGAAGCTCAATAAGCTTCTCGTAGGCAGTACTTCGAAGAAGGATAAGGCCTTAACCGAAGAAGAGATAGATATAAAGGAGACCTACGACTCCTTGTACTGCGGAGGGTCCAGAGACACCTACAAGAAGAAGATAGAGGCCCAGTTCAAGCGGGCCGGGAAAGAACTGAATCCAAAGGTCTTCGAAGAATCCAAAGAAGGAGCACGCTCCCACGACCCCATCCCCCTCGCCGCGTTCGTTCCCATCAGCAACCCCAACAACCACAGCTACACCCTCGACAAGATAGCCGTGTACGTTGGCCTGAACGAAGTCGCCTACGCTCCGGACAGGAAGGCTACGGGCAACTACATGAGCGGCGAGGTAAGCTCCAAAAGGGAGGCTTACAAGGAAGAGATAGCCACTCTCACCCTCGAGGATGCCGCAAAGATAATAAGGCTCAGCACTCTTTCGGAGTCCTTGTTCTATAATAAGAACACCAAGGAGAACGTAGCCACTATCCTAGGCTCTCTGTAGATATACTCAGTCCTTAGGCTTGGCTTAGGGACTGGCTTCCGGGGATATAGCTCAGTTGGTTAGAGCGACGGGTTTGCAACTCGTAGGTCGAGGGTTCAATTCCCTCTATCTCCATCTTTGTTTATAGCGTTAATGGTTATAGTGTTAATGGTTATAGGGCTAATGGTTACAGGTTTAGTTACTTTAGTATAAGGAGCTATACAATGCAGACTTTCTTAGTGGACGCTGACTATAAAACTAGCGCTTCTCTTCTCGATTCCAAGAGACTCTTCTCTCAGATATATGAAGGCATACATATCCTTGCTTCCTTAACTCTTATGAATAATCGGTTAGTCAACCCCAAAAGAAATATAAGCAATCATCCAATAGTAGAAGTATGGAGAGGACATGAATGGTCTCTTTTCAACTATGTCTCTGCTCACTATTCTGTCTGGTCCGCACTCCATCCTTTAACAATCAACACTATAAACCAGGCTAATATAGAACTATTAAGTTTCTATAAGACTGGGTCTGTAGTATGTCCTATCTTAGACCGTATACCCTACTATAAGAAACTCCTCAAAGAGAAAGACCCTGTGTTTTATAACGGAGGTAAGTACAGTGAGTGGTAAGAAGTGGACAGCTCTATATTGGTTAGTTATGGGATTGTTAATTACCTACGTTCTGGTCCTTCAGTATGAGAAGGTTAATGCTCCAATAGAGCTACAAGAAAGAGTCCAGAGCCAGGGAGAATTACCCCTAGACATACCAGTATTACTCTTCTTTGTTAGGGAGGACGGGACCGTATATGCGGAGTCCGCAGTTCGGACTGATTACGCAGGGATACTGCCTTATAGCACTACTTCTAATAAAGTACCTTATATCCAGTTCTCTGGATATCATAGCTGGGAACTATTCTAAGACCATCGTTTATATATGGAGGATAGTATGTCTGAAGATAGAATAAGGGAAAACGAGCTTAACCAATATCTAAAGTCTACGGACTACGGCCGATGTGATTGTGGTAAGCAGGCCGAAGATGAATGCAGCCATTGCGGTAAAGAACTCTGCTATCATTGCATAGAGATATATAAAGGTAAGACTTACTGCGCTGAGTGCATTGAAGAGGCTAAGGCTCAGGACTCCTTAGATGAGGTAGAAGAATGATATACAGATATAATAGGATACCAGAAGGTATACACATTCCTGCTGGAGCTATTCTCATATATGCTGATAAGTATAAGAAACCCCATATATTAGTTAATAATATAGAGAAGAAGCATTGTATAGGTTGTAATAAATGGCTTCCTCTTTCTTTCTTCTATAACTTGAAGAGTAGATGGGATGGCCTAGATACTTATTGCAAGCTCTGCAATGATGAGAGGACTCTTATGTCTAAGTTAAAGAGGAAGAGGCCATGATGTACTACTGCAAAGTCAAGTTCCAGCCTATAGGCGGCAAACTCTATTCTTACAAAAGTAGGCTAGAAGTAAGCCCTGGAGATGGAGCAGAAGTAGTAGTAATGCGAGCAGGAAGACCTACTTTTAATAAAGTAATTGTAGCTGAGGTCAGTGAAACAGTAGACCCTAAAGCTACTAGGTACCTAAATAAAGTTTATCGAATAGAAGAATATAAAGACAAGCCCGAAGCCCTGCCTCTGAGTCCTGAAGCTAGGCGTCCTGAGGCTGGGTTAAAAGATCCAGTAGCTAAAGCTGTAAAGTTCGCAGAAATGTATGGGTCATCACATGATGATATAGAAGACATCAAGAGCCGAGCCGAGCTAGGTTCATGAATGAGTATTGCACAGAAGAGTATAATATAGATGAACTGGAAATTAGGGCGATGCTACAAAATACCCATTATCCTCCTATCAAGCTTATGCTCACTCCTCCTGAGGGTGTAGTAATGATGGCCAGGGAAGGGAATATAGAAAGATATAGTAGTGTATCTGGTACAATTAGACCCAGTAATAAGTCACCTATTATAGTACTGCACCATGAGCATATAAAGGTAAGCAATGCTAAAGCACCTTACCCTACTTCTTTCTCAGCTGACTTTTGTTTAGGTTCATAAGACTTCATAGAAGTCTAAGTATATTCAAGGAGGTCTAAAATGACCAAGAATCTGTTTATTACAGAAGCTACCAAGGGCAGCAAGGAACTGGAAGCCGAGGCCCTGGTCGAGAGGGAAGAGAACGCCCGCTACGACGTAGCCAGCGTGAAGCAGGCTGCCCGTCAGAAGGTCAGGAGCGCGGAAAAAACCCTCAAGGATTATACCCGTGCTTTCATCGAAGGTACTATCGGCGCTGCCGCGGTGATAGAGGCCCAAGACGCCGTTGAGTACACCAAGAAGTGCCTCAAGAAGGTCGAAGAGTTCGAGGCCAAGTACTTCGGCAAGGTAGAGTAAGGATAAAGCTGGCTTAGTGATGGGGCCAGCCTTAATAAGTATCTATAAGGAGAAAGAAATGAAAGGTACTGAACGCTATCGTATAGTTCCTACTGGTCAGTACGGTAGGCTATGTGTAGTCAACAGCTCACATGCTAGGGGCCGTACTCTGAGAGTATACCTTATGCCTAAGGATACGGACGCCGAGTGGAATGGCCCTGGCAATGCTCCTCTTAATTATGAGGTGGAGCTCTTCGGTATAGTTAGCGGTCAGCCCGGCTGGACTGAAGTATATGACTGGATTCATAAAGGTCCTTGGGTCGATGACTTCGAGAGCTTAGTAAGAAGCTTAGAGCTTAAGAAAGAAGCAGAGTTAAAAGCAGCTGAAGCCTATACTACAGATGGCTTAAAGAAAGAACAGGAGCGAGTAGCCAAAGCTTTGGCTGAGTATGACTGGAACTTTGTATGCAGCTAATGATAGACTTAGAGACCCTGGATACGGTAGCTACTTCTAAGGTACTATCCATAGGTCTTTGCTTCTTTAACAAGAAGATAGAAGCAAGCTATTGTTTCTATCCCACCTTAGTTGACCAGCTTAACCGTACCATGAGCGAGGATACACTCCTTTGGTGGCTCAGCCAGAATGAAGAAGCCCGGTTTAATATAACTAACGGTGCGCATCAGCCTCTCAAGGAGGTTATGCAGCAGATAAGGGACCTGGTTATATCCAACAGACCCATCAATATGGTCTGGGGTAATGGTTCTGACTTTGACAATGCAATCATCCAGTCCTTATTCAGGGACGCTGATATAGAAGTACCTTGGCAATTCTGGTATAATCGCTGCTTCCGTACTATCAAGGATATAGCTAAGTCCTTTAAGATAGAGGTCACAGTAGAGAGGACTGGAGCCCACTCTGCTATGCAGGATGCCATATACCAGGCTAAGGTAGTTATGGAATTACAGCAGAGACTAGCCCGCGTTGCGGGACTATAACATTTAGGAGGGTACTATGTACTACAGAGACACGGTAACTAACAAGGTATTCATCAAGAGTCACTTAACTCCGGTTGATGTGACCCGTCTCAAGGAAGGTGGCATCGTCGATATCTCCGAAGAGGAGTATGATCGGTGCAGCAGCAAAGACCCTATAGGCGAATCCCTATGTAAGGTCTTCGCTACGGTGACTAGGCGGGACTACACCAACTTCCGGGACCGCTGTAAGGCGGAGGGAATATCCATGGATAATGGTCTCTCCCTCCTGGTTTCTCAGTACGGTTCCGGTGCCGTGCTGACCCACGTATCAAAGAAAGCTCTTAAGAGCTTCAGCTATATCGACGAGAAGAAGAAGGGAGACAAAGTATGATGGTAAACACCTGCAGGTCCTGCTATACCGTCAATCCGGAAGAGGCAGACCTCTGCTCCGAGTGCGGGCTTCCCCTGGACAAGGCCAACATCCAGGAGAGCGAGGACTTCGAGGAAGGAAAGAATGATATCGAGGGTAGTGAAGACTACGACGATTATGAGGATGGAGAGGACGAGGACGAGGACTACGACGAGGACTACGAGGACAAGGACGAGGACGAGGACGAGGACTACGAGGAAGAGGACTACGAGGACGAGGAGGAGGAAGAAGAATGATTCTTGACAATAAGCCCGAAGCCAAGAAGGAGAGCTCCTGGAAAGGGATGCACAAGGGCAGGATAACCAATCCTACCCTGAAGGAATCCAGGAGCAATCGCAAGCCTCATTCCGTACGCCGGCTCGAAAGGGTAGAGCACGAACGGGGTTTGCAGAAGTAATCCCTTAAGGGGCTTAGCTCAGTGGTAGAGTGAAGCATTCATGGGTTCGATTCCCATAGCCCCTCTTTGCTATTTAGAGACTATAGCATTTAGAAACTATAGCACTTCGACTAAACTACAAGGAGCCAGAAGATGATCGTAAAGAACCAGTACACTGACAACAAGAATCTGGTTATAAACTATGTTGGTGGTTATATCATAGTCATCAGTACTATTACTCAGAATAGAGCCGTGTATGAGAACTACACTGACTTCATAAAACACTGGATGGATAGTCAGTTATCTATCGATGCACTAACCGATCTGCTCAAGCAAATGTTCTATCCCACAGGACAGCCCCAGGAAGATGATGAAGTACTATTCGAGGGTACTCCTATGGGCTTCAATGAAAGATATTCTAGCTACGAACCGGTCTGGCATTCTAACAAAGGAGACATCCTTGTTAGCAATATGAAGACCAGTCATATCCGCTCCTGTATTAGTATGCTTAAAGAGAAGCCTGAAGTCAAAATCAATAAGCAGGAATGGCTTAAGATATTCTTCGGTGAGTTGAAGAATAGGGGCCTGAAATAATGAGACAGGAATGCCCTTACTGTTCTAAGCTAGCCAATCTTAAAGAGACTAAGCAACTCAAAGAGCTGAGAAAGAATACTTGGGTCTGCAACTATTGTGGTAAGACTTTTATTACTACTTTTGATAACTCAGTAACTACCTTTAGCAATGAGCTAACTACTACGATAAGGAACTAACATGCTAGTAATCGGAAACATAGGCGAAGTAGAAACCAGTGCTCTAACTTTGTTAGGGGCTACGTCTAAAGAAGGAGATGACTCTAAAATAGGTTTCTTCGGCAGTGGTAACAAATATGCCATGGCTGTACTCCTCAGAAATAATATACCCTTCACTATTTACAGCGGCCTAAAAGAGATAGTAGTGTCTACTGAGGAAGTAGATTTCAAGGGCCAGGTATATAATAGAATAGTAGTAGATGGAGTCAGCACTTCTTTAACAACAAGGATGGGCCCGGATTGGGAAGCCTGGTTTGCTCTTAGGGAGTTCATCTGTAATGCTAAAGATGAAGGTGGCTTCAGCCTAGAATTAGGAGAACTGACTCCTAAGGAAGGTTATACCTTCATAGGAGTAGAAGAGACAGATGAGACTCTAGATTTCTATAGTAATATAGACAACTATATAATAACTAAAGAACCTATACTATCTGTTAAGACTCAGTATGGTATGGTTAACATTCATCCTAAGAGCCCCAACCTGAATATATTCCGTAAAGGTATATCCGTAACTCATAAGAATGAACACTCCTCCCTATTCAACTATGACTTAGAATCTATAGGTATAAATGAGTCTAGGGTATACAATAGTGAGTGGGAAGTTAAAAGAAATGTAGCTGCTTTCTATGTAGCTGTTAACGATGAGGAAATAATACAGGGCCTATTGAATGCAGATGACAGCTTTTGGGAAGAAGGACTTTACTGGGGATATTGCTCCACAGACTTCTTCTCTGACGCCTGGTCTAAATTACTGAGCAAGAAGACCTTAGCAGCTAAGAGCTACAGAGAGTTTATGGTCACTGAAGATCGCTTCGGTGTAACCTTCTTAGATGACGACTTAGCCAACAAGCTACAAGAGAAGTTTCCTACTTGGGACTGGGTAGGGAGAAAGAGTGACTTTGGTTGGGTAGAAATGGAGCCGGAGTCAGCAGCCAAAGAAATAATAAATAAGGCCATAGCCCACTTAGCATACTTAGGTTATGTTATTGAAAGCCCCATAAAGTATGGTAAGTTCTTAGGTGAGAATATAGTAGCCTGTTTCTTTAGGCCTACTGGAGAGATACGTCTAAGCGTAGAACATATAAAGGACGATAAAGAACAGGTCCTTACTTTGCTTGAAGAACATCTACATTTTAAGGGCTATAGTGATGGCTCTCGTGCTTTCGAACAGTTCCTTATGAGTGAAGTAGTAGAAGCTAGAGAGGCGTTAATGACTATGAAGGAGAAGATAGTAGAGTTAGTTAATGAAATATAACTTTTCAAAAGTTAATTTTTTATAGGTGTACAAGATTAAAATAATATGATATAATATCTTACTCTTGGAAGGAGTGAATAATGGAACTAAGTGATACAACGGTGATGTTCGTAGAGCCACCAGCTACTAACCAAGTCTATAGGATGATAGAACGTTGTGGTAGGATAGCTTACAAGTCCGAAGATAAGATTACGGACGAGTCGGCAATACCTTTCATACGCAACCTCATTAAGCGGGGCCATGAGTCAGTCCTAGAACATGTGAGTTTAACAGCTCACATCCTGACTGACCGTGGCACTTCCCATGCTCTCGTCCGTCACAGGATAGCCTCTTATACACAGGAGTCTACTATCTACTGCGACTACAGAGGAGAGGTAGAATACCGCACTCCTTTCTTCTTGAAAGACGAAGAGGCCATGAAAGTATGGTGTGACGCCATGGAGCATGCTGAAGCCAGCTATAACAAGCTAAGGGCATTAGGCATAAAGCCCGGTCAGGCTAGGGACGTTCTTCCCAATGCTACCAAGACCGAAGTAATGGCTACATATAATATACGTAATTGGCGGCATGTCATAAGGACCCGCATGGCTAAGGCAGACTCTGATGGTATGCACTTAGTAATGGCAAAGGCACTATCCGCACTCCTTGTCCTTTACCCCGTTCTCTTTGAGGACGTGGTAGATAATGGGTGCTTGATAGAAGCACTCGTTAAGGAAAATGCTTATGATTATGGTATCTGAGATAGAGGGTAAAAAGTATTATCCTCTATACTCCTTTGCTGAGCTAACATTCAGGAGCGTAGCCGCAATACGCCACCTGATGTTTGTAGGCAACAGGATAAGAAAACTACAATATATTGAAGAGCCCAAAGGAAAGTATTATATTCCTGTAGAAGAGTACACTAACTTTCCTTTCACGACTAGCGGAAGATACTCAAGTACTAAGGTATATCATTACCTAGAGAATGGTGAGTCCATTTTATATACTCCTGAAGAGCTAGCTGAAAGGAACTATAATGTCTAAGCTTATTACTACTTCTATACTGGACTCTTACGACTGGTATGTCAATTGTCCTCCGAACTTCAAGACCGATGCTTTCAAGCAGATAACCGATTCCCTTAATCGTAAGCCTTGGAGTCCTACCCCTGCTATTCTTAGAGGTATGGCCTTCGAGAAGAAAGTCTGTGAGAATCTGGACGAGATATCTAGGGTAGAGTTCCTAGCCAGGTTCGAAGGGCATACTCCCAAAGTAGGTATATTCTGGGACAAGTGCCGTGGTGGCCATCAGCAGGCTAAGGTATCAAAAACCATAGACATAGATGGTATAAGCTACTACTTCTATGGTAAGAGGGATATAGCCTTCGCCGACAAGACCATAGACATCAAGACGACTGGTGACTATAAAGGTCCCAAGAACTATCTGTCTAAGAATCAGCATAATATGTACATAGCCTGCACGGAGATAGAGCAGTTCGAGTATCTCATAGCTGAGTACGATGATGTCAAGGGAGTCTGCGTTGATGTCTTCGAGATACCTGTTACTGTTAAAGCTGAGGAAGCCCTGAGTAAGATAGTAACGAAGGTCAGGGAGTTCATAAACTTCATAGACACTGACGACGAGCTTAAGAAAGCCTATAACTCTACCTTCTGCAGGAGTTGGTAATGCAGTTAGGCAGTAACAAGATAGAGCCTCAGTTACCTCCTGCTTATAAGTACAAGACTGTACCTTATAACCATCAAGTAGCTGCTCATAACTTCAGCATAAATAAAGACTTCTTCGCAGAGTTCATGGAGCAGGGAACTGGAAAGACTAAGGCCATAATAGACTTAGCCAATGACATGTTCATGAAGGGTGAGATAACTGCTGTAATGGTAGTAGCTCCTAACGGAGTGCATAGGCAATGGGCCCTGAAGCAGCTGCCCTTACACAGTGCTCTGCCCTATAGCTCGATGGTGTTCAAGAGTACCCTATCTAAAGGACAAAAGAACTTGCTTCTGAAGTGGGTACCTGAACAGCGGCAGGAGCTTAAGTGGTTGATGGTGAACATAGATGCGTTCAGCCACCAGACCTACTTGCCCTTGTTCAAGAAATATCTGACCGACAACAAGGTCTTCATCGTAATAGATGAAGCTACCTCTATCAAGAATCCTGGTGCTACGAGGACCGTAGCCCTAATCTCTTGGCTAGGTGTAGCTCAGTATAGGGGCAAGAGGTTAGTCTCTTATAAGCCTTACTCTGTGAAGAGGGCTATATTAACCGGTACTCCTGTAACCAACTCGGTCTATGACCTATGGTCTATGTTCTACTTCCTGAAGCCCAACTTCTTTAACATGACCTACTTCGCTTTCAAAGCCCACTTCGGCATAGAAGTAAAGATGGAGATATTCGTTAAGGGAGTCAACAGGAAGATAACTCGGCCCATAACCAGAATAGAAATAGAAGGCATACATAAGAGCCTGAAAGACGGAGCTCACTTCTTGGAGGTAGCTGAGAAGTACAATATCCGTCCTGAGGACGTAATGTATCTTCAGGCGCATCCTGATTGTGAAGTACCCTACAAGAACCTGGATGAGCTAAAGAGGCTGATAGCCCCTTACGCCTTCTTCGCTCGCAAGATGGACTGCTACGACCTACCCCCCAAGACCTATAAGAAGGTAGTAGTTCCTTTAACAAAGGAGCAGCGCCGACTATATGATGATCTGAAGAATGAGTATATAACACAGTTCTATGACTCAGAGGTATCAGTCAAACAAAAGATAGCCCTGTATACCAGGCTCAGTCAGATAGCCGGAGGCTTCCTTCCTTATGAGGATGAGACCGGTTATAAAGAGGTTAGGCCTACAGACAAGACCAATCCTAAACTACAGGCTCTCTTAAGCTCCCTTGATGAGGCCTCATTCCCTCTCATTGTTACATCCAGGTTCCGTGCTGAAGCTCAGATGCTCCATGAGGAGATAGCCAAAAAGAGACCAGACCTTCGTGTAGAGCTAGTCCTTGGGGGAGTAAAAGGCCGAGACAAGATAATGGATGATGCTGAGAAGGGAGCAGTAGACGTTCTAGTAGCCAACGAGAAGATAATATCTAAAGGGTTCAACCTACAAGAGGGTGATACCATCTTCCGTTATTCTTATGGCTACTCCGTAGAGGATAGTGAGCAGCTCGAGGACCGGATTCAGAGGGACGGACAGAAGAGTGATAAGTGCTTATATGTTCACTTCATCGCACAGAATACTCTGGATGAAGAAATATATGTTTCAGTAAAGAGTGGTAAGAAGCTACTTGAGTTTATGAGGGATACTTCTGTAAAGGAGTTCCTTACTACTAAGGATGCTACTGTAGAAGAAGAGTTCAAGGAGGACAGAGATGAGTGATCTTAGCTTCTTAGAAGAAGACGATAACATAAACATGAACGTAGCTGATGAAGTAGGCAAGATATTGGACCTACTCATAACAAAGAGGAAGGCTGTGGCAGAGGCTGAAGAAGTCCTAAAGGCACTTAAGGATGATGAGCTTCAGCTGGTCAGGGTTACTATACCTCAGATATTCAAGAAGAATAGGATAGATGACATATCCCTTAGCAACGGAGTACATGTTGCTACCAAGGAAGAGATAACCTGTCAACTCATCAAGGATGAGGAACGACGGAAGCAGGCTTTTGCTTGGCTGACTGATAATGGAGGTGAGAGTCTTATCAAGGACGTACTCACTATAGATAGTCCTTCCCTACCTCTCATAGACGTACTGAACAAGGGTGGAGTAGTTTACAGTATAACTAAGGATGTTAATGTAAACAGCCTCAAGGCCTGGTTCCGTGAGAAGTTAGGCATGAAGCGAGGAGTCATAGCCACGTTAGAGCAGAGCTCTGTGCCCAAAGAGTTCGGTCTCTTTACGTACGATATCGCTACTATAAAAGAGCCTAAAGGAGGAGTGCTCTAGTATCTTCTAACCACAACACACAAGGAGTAAGAGATGAGTGACGAAAGCAAAGACGTAGGTTTTCTTGACGAAGTAGCAGGACAGGGTTTCGGTAACCTCAGCGGTGACGCGTACTCCACCCCGTTCATAAAGCTCCTTCAGTCCAATTCCAAGGAAGTTACTTCAGAGCTTCCCGGAGCTAAGCCCGGCGTATTCTACGACGCGGCCAGGAACGAAGTCCTCGGCAACACCATCAAGGTGATACCCCTGGACTTCGAGATACTCTGGCTGGAGTGGGAAGAGAACATGGGAGGACTCAAGGGCAAGTACCTCCCCCACTCGATTCCTTCTTCTGGTGACAAGTTCAACCGCAAGAACCCGGCTACCGGAAGAGAGCTCACGGATTCCTGGTGCTACTACGTTCTCCTGGCCGGACGGGAAGATGAGGGTGTTTGCATCCTGTCCCTGCCTGTCTCCGCCATCAAGTTCCTGAAGGCCTGGAACACCATGAACAATAGGACCAAGCTGCCCACTGGCAAGCCGGCCCCCTTCTACGGGTGCATCTGGGAAATCGGCCCGACCATCAAGGAGAAGAACGATAACGGCCAGGTCTGGTACAACATCGGAGACGACAAGGGCCCCGCGATAAAGAACCTGGGCTTCATAAACAAGGACGTGTTCCTTGACGCAGTGAAGCCAGGAATAGAGTCGGCGAAGACCGTGATGCTGTCTTATCAGCAGATCTCTCTGGTTCCGGCTCCCGTACGCCAGGCACTCCCTGAGTCGCCGAAAAACGACGATTCCGCGTTCTAAGTAGCTGCATAAACGCCCCCTCTTCGGAGGGGGTATTCTCATCTAAAGGGCGTATTTATGAGTGTTCCTCTCATGTTAGTAAGTGACTTTAAGCAGTTGTTTACAGGTAATACGAATGGTAAAGGCCAGAGTAAAGTAAGTGAAACTAGGGATGCTGAAGGAAAATTGAAGACTGAGTCATGGGTATCTAAAGTACTCTTGACTGAAGATGATTATATAATGCACCTTGAAGGTAAGATCGGCTTAGGCATAAGTCCTATAACTACGAAAAACAAGTGCTCTTTTGGAGTAATAGATATAGATGAGTATCACGGGCAGGTTACTAATTACTTAGACATAATCAATAAGTTTGGTATACCCCTGGCTCCATTCTACTCTAAGAGTGGTGGTCTCCATCTATACGTATTCTTCTCTGAGGAAACTAATGCCGGTGAAGTAATAGACCTGCTTCAGATATTTCGCCGTATTCTCGGTCTGCCGAAGGATACTGAAGTATTTCCTAAGCAACGTACTATTCCTATGGATGGCTTTGGTAACTGGATAAATCTACCTTACTTCGATGCTGAAGACCCTACAAATAAGCGTAAGATAATAGCTAGAGATGGCACACTTCTTCCTTTAGAAGAAGGTATGGAGTACTGTAAGAGGATTAGAAAAAGTCTAGAAGAGTATAAGCTATTCCTAGCAGAGCTTCCCCTCTCTGACGCTCCTCCTTGTTTGCAGAGCATCTATTTGCAGAGGGATACGCTATACCGTAATGAGTATCTATTCTCCTTGGCCCGTTATTTCAAAGCGAAGGTAGGAGATAATTTCGAGTTTGAAATAAGCGAAGCTAACAATCTGATGTCAAGACCATTAGAAGTAGCTGAGTTAGAGAAGTCCGTGATCCGGTCTCATAAGCGCAAGGACTATTCATATAAGTGTGGTACTCCTCCTCTGAGTATCTTATGTGATAAAGAGGAGTGCAAGAAGAGAACGTATGGCATAGGCAATGATTTCATAAGTGACCTATCTTATGAAGACTTTATACAGTATAAGACTGATCCGCCCTGGTATGAGTGGATTATAAATGGTCAGACCCTGGCTTTCTATAACGAGTCAGATATCATAGATCAGAAGAAGTTCCGAGAGCTATGCTTCAGAAAGCTGCATGTTCTACCATTCCGTCTAAAGGAAATGGTGTGGGGTAATATAGTAAACAATGCTCTTAAGAACGTGGTCATAAAAGACGTAGAGCTTGAAGATGATATATCCACAGGTCGTATGTTTATGGAATATCTTACTGAGTTCATGTCAGCTCGTGTTATGGCTGAGTCTAAGGAGCAGCTGCTTATCAATAGAGTGTACGTGGATGAAGAGAGAAAGGCCTATATCTTTAAGTCTATGGCTCTGATAGAGTATCTTAATAATACTAAGAACTTTAAGGCGTATAGTAGTGTAGAGATACAGAGTAAGCTTAAGGGCTTAGGTGGTGAACCACTCCGCTATTATGTGTCTAATGATTACAGGTCTGTACGGGTATGGTCGCTACCTACCGTAAGTCTTATGTCTTATGTGCAGGGGCCAACAAGCAGTATACTAATAGACTTCCTAGAGAAAGATAGGCAGGAGGATAAGTTCTAATGGAAACAGAATTGTATTACGGCCCTCCTGGCACAGGTAAAACTACTACTCTCATGGACATACTCAACTTCGAGATAAGTAGTAAAGGGCTTACTCCTAAGGACATAGCCTTCGTATCATTCACTAAGAAGGGTGCGGAGCAGGGTAAAGAAAGAGCGATGGAAAGGTTTAACTTTCCTAATAGTGAGTTCGTTTATTTCAGGACACTGCACTCTATGGCGTTCAGAGAGACCTACGCATCTAGAAAAAATATGATGGACAAGCGTAAGTATGCAGAGTTTTCTAACAAGATGAATATGCACTTCACAGGATACTATACTGAGGAGTTCCATCATAGCGATGATATGTACCTCTTCGGTGGAGAAATGTACAGGAATAATCCGAAAGCGGGCAATGCCTTCATAGAGACCCTCAAGTTCGATACCTACTCCTTTGTTACAGCTAATTACAAAAGATACAAGGACACTTTTGGATATGCTGACTTTACTGATCTTATACAGAACTTCATAGACTCTGACAAATTCGTTCCTGTTAAGGTAGCTATCATAGACGAAGCTCAGGACATGACTACATTACAGTGGAAGATGGTATGGAGAGCCTTTAGGCACTGTGAGAGAGTGTATATAGCCGGAGACGATGACCAAGCTATCTATCAGTGGTCTGGTGCTGATGTAGACTACTTCCTCAGTCTGCACGGTAATTCCCATATCCTCAAGCATAGCTACCGTCTTCCTGACAACTTCGTTAACTTTGCTAGAAGGATTACTAATCAGATAACAAAGAGGGTAGATAAGACCTATGTAGGTAGAGAAGCAAAAGGAGACCTAGACGTAGTAAATAGTATAGAAGAGATAAAGATAAATCCTGAGGAAACCTACCTTATCCTAAGCCGGAACAACTGTTTCTTAAAGGATGCAGAGGAATGGATCAGGAAGCAGGGCTTGCCATATGCTTATAAGGGTGAGAGCATGATAACTGAGGACCATATAAAGCTAATAAACTTCTATGAAGAGAAGAGGAAGACAAAAGTTATATCTACTGCTGATGAAGTAAGACTTAAGAGAATAACAAAGGAGGGAGCTAACCTTAGTAGTCCTTGGTACGAGTCCCTTAACTGGGATCAGGACCTATTAGACTACATAAGGACCTTAGTGAGTAAGAAGCCAAAGAACCTGCTTACTCCTTTGATAAACATATCTACTATCCATTCTATAAAGGGTGGAGAAGCGGATAATGTTATTCTGCTATCTGATATAACAAAGAACGTAGATGAAAACTTACAGAGGAACCCGGATTCCGAGCACCGGGTCTTTTATGTAGGAGTCACTAGAGCTAAGAATAACTTGAGGATAGTTCTGCCTCATTCTAAGTATAGCTACAGATTCTTATAGGAGGATACTATGAAAAAGAAGTACATTGATGGCACTACTAAGGAAGAGATAAGGAAAGAAGCCTTGGGGATGGACAAGGTAACAGAAGGAAAAGTTGAGTACCGCTTACTCAATAAAGAGTTCCTTGAGGAGATGGCCCGTGTCCGTATGTACGGGAATGCAGTACACAAGGGAGAAGAGTCCTGGCGTTTAGCCAGTGATATGGAGTATATCGAAGCTGCAATGCGGCATTTGCTAGAGATTATGGAAGCCTATAAAAGGAAGGATTGGAAGCGTCTTTATGACGAGTCCACCTTCTTACATACAGGTCATGTAGGTGATAATATGATGTTCGTAACAACCAGAATTAAAGAGGCATTAGCAGCAGGCTATACGATAGAAGAATATATGGAAGGAGCAACTAATGTTAAGGCATGAATACGTCCTGAAGCAGTTTGACTATAAAATGTATGAGCTGTGTTATACTATGGGACGGATGTCTTCTTGCTCCCATAAGCAAGTAGGGGCAGTTATAGTAAGGGATGGTAAAATCCTAGGAGTAGGTTATAACCATGTATTGAGCTGCAACGGTCTTCATGATAAGACCTGCACTGTCTCACATGCGGAGGTAGAGGCCTGTCCTGGAATAGCTATCAATGGCTCTATCTGCTACGTGAATCTCTTCCCTTGTGAGGCTTGCCAGAGATATCTGTGGTCTAGGGGTGTTAGAGAGATAAGGGTATTTGGTAAACAAGGAACCAAGCCCATGGTTCCTTTAGCTGACCTCCTAATAACAGTTCTCCCTGACCTCCCTGCCCTACTCTTGAACTATAACAAAGAGCACAAGGCAAGGCAGGTAGTACAGGGAGAGTTGGCAGAGCTGACTACAGCTATATCTAATTTGGACGCCCGGGATGATCGGCCCGAGTCCAGGGGTCAGCTCATAGATGATATAGCTGGAGAAACTGTGGATGTAGCTCTACAACTTAATATACTCCGCTTATCACTCAGAGATGAGAACTTCCACTTTCTTGAGTCTCAGGCTAGACATACTAATAAGTGGAACAAGCTGCTTACTAAGTTCGAGTCTAATTTCTTTCCTGATAAGGACTTATCTTAAAAGGTCCTCTACGATGACACTGCAATTTTGGTCATATAAGTATATGGACTAGTCCTGCCGGGCGTGGTGAGTACGATCGTGGAGGACTCAGAAAGGAGACAGATATGGATACTCGGGTATGCGAGAATTGTGGCAAGCCTTACAAACCAGTAAAGGGCAATCAGAAGTATTGTCCTGTATGCAAGAATAGGCATGCACCTATCCGGCATGAGCAAACTCTTGTTTGTCCTATATGTAAGAAAGAGTTCATCTCAGATATATACAATCGCAAGTATTGCTCTCCTCTTTGCAGGGGTAAAGCAGCAAGGCTTGATGTACTTACTTATGATAAGGTATGCGAAGAATGCGGAAAGGCGTTCAAAGCCACTAAAATATCTAAGAAGTACTGTTGCAAAGATTGTGCTAAGAAGGCCAAGGTAAAGAAAGATATGCAGTGGAGGCATAAAGATGAAACTACCATTTGGGGCTAAATGTAAGTATAAGCTGATACAAGGGCAAATGTTTGATCCGGATATAAGCTACTGTTCTCACCCTGGTAACAAACAGGATGTAGAAGGTAACTGTTATCCGAAGTTATGCCCCCTAGGTCTTACAGAAGAGGATAAAGATGCTTGAAGATGCGAACATTATAGTAGTAGACCTTGAGACTTATGACCCCTACCTAACAGAGCTGGGTTCCGGAGTCTATCGCAAGGACTGCTATATTCTAGGCGCAGCAGTAGCAACTGACAATGGCTTCAGAAAGTATTATGACTTCGGCCATAAGGGTTGTACCCCTGGAATCAAAGCCAAGAATAAAGATGAGCTGCAGTCTATCTTGTTGAATAATGTTCCTAAGTTAGGTCATAACTTTATCTACGACTTAGACATGCTCATAAACTTAGAAGGCATGACCGTTAATGGCAGATGGGAAGATACTCAGATAAGGGAATCTCTTCTTGATGCCTACGCTATGCACTATGACCTAGATAGCCTAGCTAAAAGGTACGGTGGAGTAGGAAAGAAGCTGACCAAGGTAGAACAGATATGCGAGAGGAATGGATGGAAAGGTCCGCCTCAAACTCATTTGTATCGCCTGACTGCAGAAGACACTGCTGAGTATGCTCTTGGTGATACTGATGCTACCCTCTTCATCTGGGAACGCCAACGGGATCGCCTTAGAGATGAAGGTCTTATGGACCTGTACTCCATAGAGTGTAGACTCACCAAACTGCTCCTCAAGATGCGGAAGACTGGTATAAGAATAGACCGCAAGAAGCGACAGCAGGTTAGTGATATACTACGAAAAGAGTATTATGAGAAGATGGGCTTACTGTCTCAGAGGTACGGCTCAATCAATATAAACTCTGCTAGCGACTTGTCGCGTATCTTTAAGCGAGAAGGTATAGAGATATTAACTACAGACAAAGGTAATCCTACCTTCTCACATGATACACTCATTGGAATAGATCATCCTATAGCTAGGGAGATTCTAGATATACGTGGCATTAAGACCGTACTCAATAACTACGTTGATGGTGCCTTCGTAGAGCATGATGTGAATGGAAGAATCCATGCTACGTTCTATCCTGTAGTACGAGATGACGGTGGTACTGTGACTGGGCGCTTCGCCTGTAAGAATCCTAACCTCCAGCAGGTACCATCTAAGAAGGAAAAGCATGGTCCTCTAATAAGAGAGATATTCCTTCCTGAGGAAGACCACTTATACTTAAGTATAGATTACTCACAGATAGAATACCGGATTCTGGCGCACTATGCTATAGGCCCTGGTTCTATGGAGATAAAGAACAGATTCCTTAAGGACCCGAAGACCGACTATCATCAGTATGTAATGGACTTATCGGGTCTTGACAGGAAACATGCCAAGAATCTCAACTTCGGTACTGTATACTGTATGGGTGTTAAGACGATGGCAGCCAAGTTTGGTTGGACTGAGGCCAGGGCTAAGGAAATATCAGACCAGTACTTTGATGCCATGCCTTTCATCAAGCCTACTAGAGACCTTATAATAGATAAGGCTAAGCAGAGAGGTTACGTAAGAACGATCCTTGGCAGAAGGGCCCGTCTTACGGAAGCTATGAGGTCTAGAGCGGGTAAGCGTGGAAAAGAGTATAAGTTAGTTAACTACTTGATCCAGGGTAGCGCAGCAGACATAATGAAGGCATCGATGGTAGCAGCTGATGAAGCTGGAATCTTTGATGTTATACCTTGCCACATAACTGTACACGATGAGCTTGGTAACAGTATACCAAGAAATAAGCAAGGTCTTGAGGCTGTAACTGAGCTGAAGAGGGCTATGGAGAATACAGTACGCCTGTCTATTCCTATCATAGCTGACCCTGCTGTAGGCGATAGCTGGGGTGCAGCTACAGATATAGAGTTAAGTGACCTAGCAAGGAGGCTATAATGAGATTAGTAGAGAGTGTGACAGTAGTTAATGGGCAGGGTTCTGAGTTTATTAGCTCCAAAGACTACGACGTAATTAAGGATGAAACAATAGAGTTTTCTGACCATACTGAGGTATGTATAACCTGCTATAACAAGGGTATCTCTGTAAGAAGACTATGGAATATACCTTGCGACATAAAGTATAAAGTATGATAGCCTGCGCAAAGATAAGGGCAACTGCCCATGGCATAAGGCAGATAAAAGAATCATTGCTAGAGCCGGAGCAATTGAGTAAGTATCAGGTCTCCGCACTTCAGGACCTAACAAAAGAGTGTAAGACACTCTTAGAAGGGCTAAAGATTTATACAGGAGGTGACAATGCCATACAAGAATGAGAGCTCCTTTGGTAAGGAGTTCGACTTAGGTATGATAAAGGAAGGCTGGGATATACACAATATCCAGACTCCTACAACTGAAAGGGGATGTCCTGATCGCTTTGCCCAGAACAGAATAGGTATATGGGTAGAGCTAAAGAATATCTTCAAATCAGTGAACACTCCTGAGGTGTATATCCCTTATAGGCCTGGTCAGCAGTCCTGGCTATATAAGCATTGGCAGCACGGAGGCCTAAGTTTTACGGCCATAGCCGGGGATGATGGTATCTTAATCATAAAGAATCAGGGTATACTTAGGGATAAGATATATCAACAGGGTAAGTGGCCACAACTAAATGTGTCTCACTTATATAGCAGGACTATTAGCGACTGGTTCTTAGTATTCGGAGGCATAGTATGACAGCAGAGGACATAGAGAAGGCTAAAGGTATAATACCAACAGAACCTCAGCCTCCTAGAATAAAAAGAATGCATGACCACTCTGGTAAGCAGTATGCATTCATAAATGGGACGTTATGCTCTGTATTGAAGCAGGAGAGAATGTCGAAGAAAGAAAGACTGAAAAGAAGGAAGTTACTTAAAGATCAGGATAAGAGTAAGTAGACCAGTAGTGCCGGCTAGCACGTAGGTGCTAGTTCGGTAACGATTGTACTTCTTCTTTAAGCTTTCCAAGTCCGTCAATAACTCCTTGTATGTCTTCTGCTGCTTTTCCAAGCCCGCTTCCAATTCCGCTAATAATGTTTTTGAATCCTGCAAGCTCTGCTCTAACTGCAGCATTCTCTTTTCTGAGTTCTGCAATAGCAATTCCATCCCACTTATTTTTGTCTGCAAGAAGCTTATTTGTAGCTCGTAACTCTGTATTGAGTTCTTCACTTGCAGTAACTTTAGCTGATAATTCGTCAATTGCTCTGCTATATCCTCCTTTGGTGAGGAATAAAGACAGGGCTGCGCCAAGAGCAAAAACGATAATATAAGAGCACAACTTCTTTCTATCCACATTACTTCCCCTCTCCATTATTGGAGTCTTTGTTTAAACCTTCCTGGTAGAACTTACCTTTGACTCCGTTATCAGCTACGTTACCAGTAATGAAGGCCGTAGCCAGAGCAATCACTGCGGTGAGTGAAGCGCTGGCTACGGACTCCGGGTCTGCCTTGAATAAGAACGCAGCTAAAGCTATTAACAGTATAGCTATCAGCGAATATGCAAAGGCAGACCCTTTAGTTACCTTCTTCACCTAGAAACCTTAACTAACCGGAAGATACGCTTAGATACTAAGGTACCGATCTTAACAGTAACAGAGCTGTAGAGAGAATCCCAGTTAGGAAGCCGGAAGTGTCCTAATGTTATGCCAGTCTTCTTCCGTTCCCAGCGATCTACTTCCAATTCTCCTTCCTTAGCTTTATAATCAGCTCCTTCCTTTGTTACGGTCCATACCTTCCCAGTAAGCCAGCTGAGCATGCCAGCAGGGTTCATAACAAAGAAATTATCATCGTCATCGTAGTCATGGTAATTGAACTTGATATACCTTTTATCAATGGCCTGTTCTAGAGTGTCTATCAGGTCACGTTTGACCCCAGTAAAAATCTCTGCTAGCTGGACTATATCCAGAGCGTAGCAGGCTGACTCACCTGCGGTTAACAAGAAGGATTGGATTGCTGCTCTCATACTTCGGGCTCCTTTAAGCTAGCCTATATAGTTCCCAGCCATCTGTAGCATAGCTATCTATTGATGTATCATATATTGTCCAAGCCGCAGCGGGATAGGCTACTATTAGATACCGCCCGTCTGGTGACCAGCTACATCCCCATAATGAAGAAGTTGTTAATGAGCCTAGTACTACTATACTAAGGATACCTCTATTCAAAGTATACACTCTTAGCCCAGTAGCATTAGCTCCTGTAATAGCTACATAGACCCCATCTGGAGACCAATCAATAGCATAACCATTAGCACTAGGCAGAGTAGTCGGATTACTTAATTTTATGAATAGACCTCCAATGAGCTCATAAACAGTGATGAAAGGGCTGCTGTTGTGGGCTAGTGCTACATACTTGCCATCAGGAGACCATACTAGCCCATTAGTCCAAGCAGGTGGCAAGGTAGCAGGAGCTGTTCTTAGGGTGCCTACACCTGTAAGTGAGTTCCAATCATATACAAATACAGCTGTTCCTGTAGACACTATGAATAATATACTCCCATCTGGGGACCACTTTGCTTCTCCTGCATAAGATGGGATAGTGGAAAGTGGGCTAGATAAAGTTACTGGTACTCCACTTGACCAGTCATAGATTATGTAGAAAGGAGAGGCATCATATGTTACTATCTGATATCTATTGTCAGGTGACCAAGACCCACTACGCCCAAGAGCAGTAGGTAATAAAGCAGGGCTAGTAACGTTAACTAACTTACCAGTAGATATATCAAGAGTTTGAACAAATGGGGTGCTTTCATGTACTACTGTAATATACCTACTATCCTTAGACCACATTATTTCTTTAGGTGAACTAGTTATAGCAGATACAGGGTTTGCTAGTCTAGTAAAAATGCCATTATTAAAAGAATAAATAGAAAATCTAGTAGAGCCTAAAATGGAGTCAGTAGCAAAGTATTTACCGTCTGGGGACCAAACACCTATAGTAAAGCCAGCAAAACCTGGAGCAGGGAGTACTGTACTAAATCTATTATCTACTTTTTTTACACTCCCTCTAAAAATTAGTCTACTGGCACTGTTAGGCTTTATAGTAGTAAATACACCAGGCCCTTTAATAGATTGATTAGATCCTCTCTGCCCTCCTACTAGCATATGTCCTTCTAGTGTTTGTTTTATTCTTACTGAGTCCGTATTCATTATGTCTATACTGTCTCCAATTGCAGCAGAAGAAGGAAGAGTCAGAGCTACATTCTTAGTAACAAGAACCTTAGTATTAACAGCTAGAGTAGTATCTGTAGCTACTACAGTAACCCCAAGGGCCCCAGTAACTGTATCCAAACGAGCTATATCATCAGCTGCAGAAGGAGCCGCAACCTTAGCTCTTCCATCAGAATCTCTAACTATAAGACGAGAGGCTGTAGCTGCAGAGGTAGCACTATGGGGAGAAGTAAGAGCAGCATGTGTTTCTATAGAATCACGCCGGGCTACATAGAGCCAGGATAGCCAGGTCCCTGCACTCTTAACCCTGAAGGCTATGGGATTAACCGTTTCCCCTACATTAGCTACGTTACCGAAGGCTATCAGTATAGCACTGTCTGCGGCTACAGGGGACCGGACCAGGAGTCCGGACCAGGAGCTAGCTCCGGTGGGCCCGTTAGTATAACCAGCGGCTGCGGTGAAAGAAGTAACAGAGCCCTGAGGTAGGGACGAGGTTACTATAGCATTAAAGTCAGTAACAGTAATGCCTACCCGGGACAGATACTTAGCTTTGAGGGCTGCGTCTATCTGGGTAGTCGTAGCATTATCAGGAGTTAAGCCGGAAGAGGCGAGGACAGTAGTCAGCTCAGCAAAGATATTACTGAGGCCTGCATGAGCCAAGTCACTGTTGGAGGAGAACATGCTCAGGAAGTAGTTCCACCAAACAGCAGGAAGGTCCTGGCCTGGGACTACACCTGCCTCATAATTGGAAACGTCCGGACGAGTCTTGGCTCCGGCCTCGGCATAAATATCCAGTTCAGTCATTCCATCCGTAGTCTTCATATCTGCTCCTTCTTCTCTCTATTGGTTTATGACCCCTAAGGTCTAGGACCCTAAGGTCTAGGACCCTAAGGTCTAGGACCCTAAGGTCTATGACCCCTAGGGGTGTTGTTAGATCCTAGTAGCTACTACTCTAGGTGCTGTATTAAATAGGTCAGTAAAGACCCTGTTTACTAAGTACAGATTAGTATTTGATATCTTCAGGCCAACCGGATCATTTATACTATCCTGTACCTGTTGCGCGGTCAGGGCGCGGTTGAACCAGCGGCGATTCGCTACGGAGCCTCCGCAGAATTGGGTAGAGGGTAAAGCGGACTGATTGCCAAAGAACCACACAAGTGCAGAAGGCTTTACAGCAGCTACGAATGTACCGGACGCGAACTGCACACCGTTCTTCGATACAATATAGGCTCCGGTCATCCAGTTTATTTCTACATCGGCTTCTAATTCGGTAGTTGTTGCGTCGAAAAAATTGGCAAGAACGATAGTTACCGTAGCTGTTCCATTCCAGTATGATATTCGAAGACCACGAGTGTTTATCTCTCTATCTATAAGCAATCGGCCGATTCCACTAGAGCCTACGCCAAACAATACCTGTATCTGCGTCGCATGATTCGGTATCGTCCACGTCTCGTGATAGTGGAAAATATCCGGCATCGTAACGGCTGAGACCGTGCGCTCGTAATCGTTCAGGCCATCCCTAATTATCTTACCGGCTCCATCAGGTACACCGCCATATATCGTCGCGTCGTAGCTATCGGATATCTGATTCTGTAGCGAGCCGTCGAGGTACTTGCCGGTGCCGATGTAGACAAAATCGACATCTAATTTCACACCAGATACAACAGTCCCAGCTAGTTGCAATTTAACTATAGTTCCATCTACAGCATACGCGTCCACAACATACCATTGATTTGCCACTACCGAAACAGTTTGTATTACTACATCAGATCCGGCATTTTTTATAATCTTAAAACTACCGCTAATCGAAGATTTAATCTTACATCTTATTGTTTTCCCGGATACGGCAACAGTCTTAGATAGCAGAAAATATTCACCGGAAGCGGACGCAGTACACGTAAGCATTCCAGAAGCTACAGATAGCGATGACCACGCGTCGAATTCTGCCCACCCATCCACCGTAGCCCATGCGTCCTGTATATAAGTCGTCCCCGCTGGATCGTCAGGGTAGGGAGATAGGCCAGTAGCGGGGTAGTAGGCTTGGCACCCACCTTGATTAAGTCCTTTGTACACTACAGAGATATCACCATTCTCATCTGTATATAGATCATAAGTAGCATGAAATATCTGGCTTATAGCATCAATGCTGAGCAAACTAAACTTTCCCCACTTATACTTAGCTATAGCCTCCAAGACCTGTTTATACTGGGCTATAGACATTCGGTTAGAGTCTAAAGGGTCCAGGGATGAGAAGTTACCTCCATCAACTCCGGTACCACTAAAACCATTATTACTGAAAGATGGTATAGTGACATCAGAAGTAAAATAGAAGACTTTATCAAGAATAATATTGTTAGGTACTAGGGGCCAGGTATACCCCATAATAGTTCCTATTAAGTCTAACTCTGCCCCATAAGCAGACTCTATGCCTATATTTTTGAGATAGACTAGATAGTCCCAGAACCTATTGAATGCAGCACTGATACCTTCTACTACAGTCTTGGTTCTGGGCCCAGAGAGCTGCTTTGACAGGTAGCTTTCTACGTTTATCATTTCTCCTCCGCTGTGATATAAGCAGAAGCAAGCACACCAATTTCAGTGGGTGTTAGAGAAGTTATATCTGACCAAGTAACATTATCCATAGATATATACAGGCCTATCACATTAGCATACTCAAAATTATCGAGGTAGTTAATAAGGTATTGTTGGGTATAGTTCTTGCCTATGTTTATGGAACCAGAAGCAGGAATAAACCTGTTCCATATCTCAGCTAAATAACCTGTCTGGCCAGAGTCTGCCTCTATTACTACCTTGACATAGAAGTACTTAAGTGTAGCCTTACTATACTTAACAGAGATGAGCTGCTGGCCGAGGGAAGTATAGTCCTGAGTCAGAGAGCCTACTGTATCACTAAGCATATAAGTAAGATACGTTTCAGCGATGTCAGCAGAGTCACCGTACACTACTATAGCTGCTTGTCTAGGACCTAAGGTCAAAGAACCTATAACCAGGTTGTCTATAAGGCTAGGATTAAAGTATATATTACAGTGGTTAATTCCACTAAGATTGCGGATAGCCTGTATAGCACTGTCTATAGAGGATAGCAGTCCAGAGCCCTGCTGTATACGGCGTCGAAGGGAAGTTATAGTTTCTATGTCTATACCAGGAATTGAGGAGAGAGCGTTGGCTATGCTCTGTACTCCAGCTACGGGCTCAACAAAAGCATTGAGTTCTCCAGGGAGAAGGACAAAGGCTCCAACTTCTGTAGACTGGGTCTCTATTATGGCACTCCCACTTGCTGCTATGACAGTAGTAGTCAAAGGAGTGAAGGATATATCATCAGTGTACTTGATAAGATTAGCAGGGGATATAGTACAGCCTGCAGAAGTAGCAGTTACTGTAACAAAGACAGTAGTCTTTTTTCCGGGGTTACGAGTAGTACCGGCTATAATAGCCAGGTTAAGGACCTGCTGATCAGAGCAGTCTGTTATAGATAGGCTATTGCCAGCTGCCTGTATGAGGTACTGAAACACGGTCATCGCAGTACCAACTGCAAAGATTATGAGCCATATAGGACTAGCTAAGTTAACATAGAATACAGCTTGGTTGCCATCAGAGTCTAATACATTATTAGTAACCAGAAGCGTGTTGATAGTATTCAAGAGGCTGAGTGCATTTTCCTCCGCAGAGAGGGGTATGAAAGTATCACCTAGGTATTCAATCGCCATCTTGTGCCTCCTGTATGCTTAGCTGTAGTTTGCTATTCTTTATATAATAGTAGGGCACGAACTTGGTAGAGTTAGTAAGCCAATACATATTATTGCGAATCTCGGAGTCCAGCTCCCGGGGGTTGATTCCACCAGTCAGGTAGCCTTGCCAGTCTACTCCACTGTCTTCTATTCCAGGTACAGTATTCTTCTCTATGTAAGCAGCTATAGTAGCCCGCTGTTGGAGCTCAGCACTTCCATCTACAGTCTGAGGTATACCTGCTTTTAATACAAAGTCCCAAGAAGAAGGAACTCCATCTTCAAAGCTCTGTGTTTCCATTAGTAGGTCCAAATTAAGCCCCCACAGTTATTAGTGCTACTACTATAGCAGAAGCTGCACTTATAAGTGCTACTACTCCCATTGCTATAACAGTCATACGTACTTTCTTAAGCTCTATGGACTCTTTAGCCCTTACCTCTTTATCTTGTAAATAGTAGCAAGCCTTAGCATGATCCTCATTTATATGCTCTTCCATAATAGTTTCCATGTCCTTTAATTTATTAACTATTTCCTCTTTTACATACTGCATGAAATCTTGCATATCTCCTCGGATACCATTTTTACCATCAATGCCGATCATTGCGACCCTCAGTTCTTTTACTTCTCCACGGAGGTCTGCTACCTCCCTGAATACGATGCCTATCTGCTTCTGTTGTTCTATACTGGGTGGCATATTCACTCCAAGAAGGTGTCTAACTCAGCAGCCCTTGCTGTGAGTATAGCTATCGTAGCTGGTGATATAGTCTGGGTAGTAGCAGAGCCTACTGTGACTAAACCGTTAAGATCATCTATAAGACTATGTAGCCAGTCTGCTAGAGTCTTTAAGCCATTGCCTAAAGAGGCTAAGCCAGTGCCAGCATTCAGACTTAAGCCTTCAGACTCCAGGCTTATGGCTCCTGCGGAAACGACAGTAACCTCCCCATCCTTTTTAATAGTAACTGTTACCTTACTAGTCTTCTTGGGGGCTATCTGTACTGCCTTAACATTAGCTAGATCATAGTACAGTCGGGATACCTTGTCCAAAGGAGCTGTAATGATACTGAGCTTTTCAATATAAGTACGGAGCCCTAATAGGAGAACCAGGTCTCCCTGGACTGCTGCTATGTCCACACTGATCGCACTACTACCTACGTTTAATAGTTCTACACCCTTTAATAGAAGCTCCTCTCCGAACCTCTTTGTTATCAGCTTCACGTCTACAGTACCATCCCCTACACTCTCGACTATGCCATAGTCTAAGAAAGTATGTGAGGCTATTATATTGTTGATGAGGTCTGCTTCAGTCTTATTCATCATAGTATAAGACTCAGTCATTGAAGCCCTCCGGATCAAGAGTCTGTTTAGCTCCCTTGTTTATGAGTGTAGCTATCATCGAGTTGTCAGATATAGTACTAAACGTAAAGTCAATAACTAGGGTTATGAAGTCCGTAGAAGTAAACTTCAAGAACGTAGAACCGAGAGACTGCTTATAAAAAATAGGGTCTATCTTAACTATATCCCCAGGCCTGAGAGTAGGAATCCAAGGCCCAGTTATAGTTAGTGACTCACCTTTTTTAACTGCCATCGACAACTTGTCTATAACGTAGGTATCATTACGACCTACAGTAACATTATAGACTAATAGCCTTTTAGAATCAGGCTGTATTCGTATATTCGGTAGCAAAGAACAGAGCTTAGATATAAGGTCTTTGGTCCTTCCATCCGAAACTATCTTCTCATTAAGGACTATATCATCAGTAACAAAAGACAGTTCCATCTCTAAAGAGGCTGCAACCTCAGTCAAGATACTCTTGAGGCTAGTTCCGGGCTGCCACTCTTTGATTAGTACTGCTTCTCTGTATACAGAATAAGAGCCTAAGACCATAGGAAATACTACAACACTATCAGGACTCGGCTTCTCTATATAAGGGATACGGAGGTCACCCTCAAAAGCTATGTTTAAGCCATCAGAGTAACCAGCTTCTACTTTTATATACTTGTAATCACTAAGGTCCCTTTCAGAGTAGAAATTGGTTATTCTTATCTCAGGAAGAGCTACTGCGTAGCTAGGCAGTAGTGAGCCTTTTATCTGTATATTAGGTTTAATACCAGTCTTCGGTGTGTTTACTACTAGATCATCACCACTCGGTACACTATTAAGCATTAAGGTGAGGTTTATATACTTATCAAAGAGGCTAGTAGTTACCATGAGGCCACCACTAACTGGATTAAGTTTATATCGCTTAAGCCTATCTCAGACTTATCGCTAACAAAGTATAAGGAAAAATCAGAGGCAAGAGGGTTTAATAGTATATTAGGAGTTAGCCTACTAGACACTACTTCTGAAGTAGTATCATTACTAGTCGTAACTTTCCATTCAGAATCAAAAAAGACGAAAGTGAAGTATATAGTAATTCCTTGCACTTCTGCTGAGAATGAGAAGTTCTCAACTAAGTCCGGAGTAGCTGGAAAAGAAACTATAGTAAGATACTTAAGCCTAGCTAACTGTTCAGTAGACAGCGTACTAGTAACAGAGGCTAGCAACTCAGCATCACCGGAAGGAATATCCGGGTCTGCATCAGTTATTTCTTCTTTATCTAGTTCCTCATCTTTTTGTAGTAATACTGTAGTAGTGGCTAATACATAGCCAGCAGCAGCAGCTCCTAGCGCAAATACCTTGCCTAAAGACTTCCCAACAAGAGGAAGACTCTTTTGTAGCCCTTTCTCAGTACTAGAAACAGCATTCAAGGAGGTAGTAACCGTTAACAGATTGAGCTCTTGTAAGACTAGCTCAATCTTAAGAGTATTCATGTTATCGGGCTCTTCTATAAAATTACATTCCTTTATCAGTACACTGAGGATTTCTCCATCCGTAGTACGGAAGGGTACTGCTTTACGGCTAGTATGCGCATTGTCTATCACTAACTTCTGAACTAGTAATGAGGGCATAAACCAATTGGTTAGTTCTATGTATGGAATACCAATTATGTAGCCTTTAAGAGTCCAAATCCTGGGGCCCGGAGCGGAGTTGTCAGTTACGAACTCCTTACCGCCTGCGCTCTGGCTTATAATCAGCTGGGTAGAAACTTCAGATACTCGACGAGTATTAAAGGATTCAGGGTGTATGGGCACATAAGCAAGATATGGTAGAGTGAGAAGATTACGCAAAAGGCGTAATGCTGAGACGGAGGTGAGCTGGGTTATAGGTACATTCGTGCCAGTTAATATCATGCCCAGTCTCCTACAGATAAATCACTAAGTTCGAATGCTCTAGTTAGTTTTTGGCCAAGACCTATTACTAAACCCCTACCTACTTCTTCGCCCTGCTGCTGAGTACTAACACCAGGGAAACTAAGCTGTATAGAATTACTCTGCTGAATTGGTAATGCAGAAACATCCTTTTGCCCCGTATTCTTCATAATGAACTGCATGAGGTACTGGAAGTCCTCATCAGTAAGCATCCTTTTTCCACCATAGTACTTGTCTTCTAGCCCCGGGATTCCTTCTACAGGAACTGCTTTTCCAGCTGCAGCCTTCAGATTGCCTAACAACTGGTCTACTTCACTAGCTGTTGCAGTAGACAGATATTTTTCTATGGCTCTAGACGTAGCCCAATCTATAGCCCTATTCTCATTCTTAACATAGTCTAAGGTACCAGAGCCAGTATCAGAGAAGTCCATAGTCGGAGTATATCCTGACCTCTTCGTTCTACTGGCACCTATTATCAGGCCCTCAAAGGTCTCATTATAGAAAGCACGAACACGGTCCTTATTAAGTTCCTTAAGCAAGTTCTCTGCATAAGCGGTCTGGGCCTTAGCTGTAGACAAACCTCCCCAAGGAGTATCAGGCCCACCAGGAGATACATCCCCCCACTTAAGAGGCTTGCCTGTTTTCTTAAGCCGGTTAAGAGCTGAAGATATCTGGGATATGCTAGCTTCTACTCCTCCAGCAGTTACTCCAGGACCAGTATCTGCTTTGGTAGTGTAAGGCCCCACACCCCATTCTACTAGCCCCGGTTGTAAAATAGTTTCCTGAGGACGACCAGCCAAAATCTTACCCATCTTGCCGGTCCAGTTATCCCCAAAGGTTAATATGTCAGTAAGGATGTCCTCGTAGTCTTTCACCCACTTGTTGAATTCCTCTAAGAATGGAGTAAATATGGCTCCGAACGAAGAGCCTAGCAATGCTGCCATCTCAGAGATATTCTTACGCGCAGTCTGTAGCTCTACATTGAAGTCTAGAGCTCTCGTCTGGGAGGCTGCATCTGTAAAAACAGTAACTTTTTGAAATAGCTCGTCAAAGGATTTACCTGACAACTTTAATAAATAGAAGAGGTCACTGAAAGATTCACCAAGGCCACCACTTAACAAAGAAGCTGTTTCGTTTATAGGACGATCACTCTTCATAGCTAAGTCCATGACCATCATGACTCTTTTAGTCATATCTTCTTCATTCAAGAAAGCTTCAGCATTAGCTCCGGTTAAACCAAGAGAAAGAAACTGCTCCTTATTGAGATCGCCCTTGGTCCTGATCTTGGCTACCTGCTCATAAATAGAGGCTAAGTCTTTAGTAAGAGCTCCTTTGTTAAGGCCTAACTGCATTTCTACAGTAGTCCAGCGCTTAAAAGCATCATTTGTAAGACCAGCCTTCGCTGCCTTGAGCATGTTCTGAACTTCATCGAAGTTAGTTTTTACAGTGAAAACGCCTATGCCTGCTGCACCCGCGGCTATAGCCTTTATGGAGCCAGTTATTGCACTGAAGTCTACCTTAGAGAGCTTACGAAGATTGTCCTCTAGCCCAGAGACATTACGATTAGCCTTCTGAAATGAGGTCTCATCGACTTCTGCCCCGACGCTTACAGAGTAGCCATCCTTACTTCCACTCTCTAAGGCAGTTCCTTCACTCACAATTTACTCCTTACTGAGTATCTTCTTTAGCTTTTCTTCAGCCTTTAAGAAGCACATGCCCTCAAAAAGGTCTTCAATAGTTGCAGGCTTAAGGTGAAAGAACTCTATATACTTATAGTACATATATAGATAAAGACTACCGAGAGTCTTTTTAATCTCCTTTAGAGCCCGCTCTCCCTGTCCTTCTCCGAAGAATCCCCTGGGTTTTCCCTGGGAGCTCGAAGAGCCTTCATCGTCGCTAGCTGGGAGGCGCTCAGCGGCGGTATTAAGTTTTTTAGGACACTCATATAGCAGACCCTTATGAGCATCTGCAGAGCCATGGGATACTGCTCAAAAACAGAGAACCCCAAGAAGCCCGCGCTGATATCGTTCATCTGGAAAGAACCGACTTCTTCTCCAAAGAACTTTATCTTTACAGGCTTGCCTACTATTGAAGACTTAGTAAGGAGCAGTTGCTCTTCAAAAGTAGCCTCAAGAGTACCATACCTAATCATAAGGAGTGGGTCAAGGGTATTCATGCCTTGAGGGAAGACTACTTCGAAACCGTCGAAGATTCCTTCTTCCCTCTTGGCAACATACTCCTTTATGCTATCTATGATATAGCTTCCGTCGTATGCTTCTTCCATTATGCTACCTTATAATCTCCATAGTTTAGGCGGACAGAGTAATCAGGCACGTCATTACCAGCCATGAGGAGAGGAGGAGCGCTCCGGACCGTGACTGAGTAGAACGTTACTTTGAAGATAGCCCCATTGAAGCCGTAGGAAACTATCAGGGTACCACCTGAATTGTCCCCGAGCTCCTGTAGCTTGTTAGCTACTGCGACTATATCTCCGTTAGCTAGAGTACCCGAAGCCCTGGTACAGTTGAAGGTTATAGTTCCACTTCTATTGGTGTTCGTGATTGATATCGTGTCACCATTAAGGAGGGGTACTACCTTCGAGTTATCAAGGAGCTGTTCCGAACTAAGGAACTGCCCCTCCAGCTTGAATCCAGTAAGGGCGATATCAGCAGGGTAACCTGCGGCGGCCAGAACTGGATGTGAAAGTACAATACTAAGGTCACTATTACCTACAGACTGTACGTTATGCGTAGCCATGCTTTTCTCCTTAGCTCGAGATTACGAGAGTGCCCTGAACCTGCACTTCACGAACATTGTCCACATACCGGGCCGTCCAGGCATTGGGTATGATTATAGTATCACCAGCTGCTGCGGGAAGCTTTGCGAATACAGGCGCAGTGATCCGGAGGTCCGTAAGACGACCCATACCGTTAGCATCCGCGAAGCGCTCGAGCTGAACCGACATGATAGACAGTATGACACTATAGGTCTGCTTGTTCTTGAACGTATTTACTTTGGTTATCAGCTCTGCTACCTTAGTAGCATTGTAATAATCATTGTACTCTACGATCCAGTCCGCGGCTAGGACATTGCCCAGGAGGGAAACACCACCAACAAGAGCGACGTAACCCGTACCATTGCCTACCGTCTTGAAGTAGCCGATGTTAGCATTCTTGAGAATGGTCTGCTGGGTAGGCGTGAGGTTATCACCGGCTACTCCAGAAGCCAGGATACTGTTGGTAGCCACATAGTCCATGCTATTCCCGATAGGCGTACCGGAGGCATTCAGGAATCCGAGGGTAAGGCCGAGTTGTACGTATACCGGAGCAGCGCTTAGAGCCTCAGGGTGATACACCGAGAAAGCATCCAGGGTTGCGAGCTTCAGCTTACCTGATATGGTAACTGCCGGAGTGGTGAGTGCGAGAATGTCATACTCGTTCACCAGGACAGGACCAGTAAGGCTGGAGTTGATCTTCTGCAGCTCAGCTAGGGCCTCATAGGCTACGTAGCCCTGCTTGGTAAGGTCTATAGTGCCCGTATCCAGGTAGTACAGCATACCTTTCCAATAAGCCAGGGACTCATACTTGGCCATCGCGGAGATAAGCCCAGTCTCGTCCCATACGTCCAATGCCTGGTCTACGAAGGCCAGAACATAGACTTTGGTATTGCCAGCGTTGGCAAAGAACGCAGTGAGCCAGTCCTTAAGCAGACCCTTGGTAAGAGCTGCGAAAGAAGAGGGGGTGAACTCCAGAAGTGTTTCTACAGTAACCGGAGTCACCAAGGACTCTGAAGACTGAGATACACCGAGGAGGATCATCAGCTTGTAGTAGTTGTCACCAGGTACGGTTTCCAACTCTATGCTAGTGCTAAAGCTCACATTTTCCTGAGCTATAGACCCCTGGTAATCATCCATAGTATTCCTCCTTAGGAGATAGTTCCGTTAGCTAAAAAGTGCTCTAGGTTAAGAGCACCTGTTTCCTGTAAATTAGCACAGTACACTCTAACTTTAGTATTATATGCGTATATAGTATTAGCTCCTTCCTGATTGAACCAAGAAGCCACTACTCTTATCTTATCATCCCGTACCTGACCAGACACTACGCTGAAAGCATCACTAACGTCTGCTCGCTTCGGCCAGTGCATCACTGACATAGCCAGCAATTCAGCCTTACTTCCTACAAACTGTAGTTCAATCTCTACTAACTCATTAACTAGGTTGTAGTCTACGTTGTCTTCATCCTGTACACTTCTAGCTTTAAGGATAGACTCTCTATGAGGTATAGCGTAAGCTATCCAAGTTGCTATCTTACCTTCTTCAGTATCCTGAGGATTGTACCAGTTTCCTTGCTTCGGTACTACGTACTTTATTAACTCACTACGGCTGTCCGCAGTGAAAAATATCTCAGATAGAATAGTCCGTAGTAAGGTACTATCTAAGTTCGACATACTCACCCTGTATATGGTCTACTAACTGACCGGAATCTAACAAAGGAGTGTCACTGCCCTTGTTTTCTATAGTAGAAGGCGCGTTAGGAGCTACTCCTTTGTAGTAGCTACCGTCTGTTATAAATTGCCTAACAACGTGAGCTACATCATTGGCTGCAAAGGCGAACTGAACATCAGCCTTAAGACCCCTAAATCTCCAGACCATAGAGCCTATAATGAGCTTACTTACTTCTTCCCAATTCTCACGGATAGCATCGTCTAGGAAAGGGCGAGGAGGCACTTTAGCAGTACCAAAGTGAAGGCCTTTAGCCATCTCTACTATGTCCGTATGCTCACCAGTCCTAAGATTGACATGTACACCATCAGCTACGAAGATACGTATATACCCTTTGGAGTTTAATTGGAGGCCTCTTGTTACGTCTCTACCTTTAGAAAGCATAACCTTAAGCATCAATATACTCCTGTTTTAATCGGTAGCTCTGTCTCAGGTGAGCCAGTATTACCAATGACCTTCTCTAACTCATAAGACCAGAATCCTGCTTCCAGGTCCCAGTCCTTTTCACCTATTATTCTATACACTTCTTTATCATATGTCATGAACCAGCCTGGTAAAAGCCTCGTGTAAGACCATACTGACACATTGTCATTTATTTTCAACGTTGGTGAAGTAGAACTATTGTTATGCTTAATACTGTCTGATAGTTTCCTACCAGGTCCAGCTTGCCGGATACACTGTACATACGTGATGTCACCAATAGGAGTGTAACCGGCCCCTACTTTGGCTACCTGATTGTAGTAAGGTAGCTCTATTACTAGCTCAGGAAAATGGTCTAGGATGTTGCCATACACACTAGACATAATCAGTAACCGTGCACCAAGAACATATCAGGAGAATTAACCAGCATGTCTAGAGCCTTGATACCAAAGCCATTAGACAAGAACTGGTCCATGCCATTGGGTACTGTTCTGCCCTTGTAGGCTACAGCCACCCCATCTATACTCTTAGAGGATAAGGGAGTTCCTCCAGTACTAAAAACACCTCCTACTAAAGCTCTAGGATTAAGGTCTGCTATATACCAAGCAGATATATAATTCATGCAGAGGTCACGCTTCTGGGTCCTTACTGGCTCATTGAGCTTACCCCAAAGGGTTCGTACACCAGCCCAAGCGACTTCCGCTTCATCGAGCAAGAGTTGCAAATCATCATCACTGAGGCCTACAAACTTGTCTCTGAAACGGAAGTCGCTGAGTAACATTATTTCTTTCCTTTGAGTTCAGCACGGAGCCGTGCATTCTCGGACTGCAGCTCGCTAATCCTCTCGTTGCTGGTAACCGCCCAGGAAGGGCGGGTATCCAGTACCTTGATAGAGTTAGCAGCTAGGAGGCGCTGGAAAAGCTTAGTATTATTAAGCATCGCCAGCTCCTCTTCGCTAACTGCGGTCACACCGAGAGCTCCCGGCTGCTCAGTCCTTGAGGCCATTTTCTTCGGGATGCGAATCCCGTTGATAACGTACTCGTAGCTAGTGTAACCGATTATATACTTCATTTTCCGAAGCCCGAATACACTTTCGCCGCTATCGGCACGGGTGCGAACACACCAGCGACCCTCCTAAGGGTCTTGTACTGGGTGTTGTACTGCCCCGGGATGGCGGGGAATACGTACTTCATGAGAGGCGCTCCGAAGGGAAGCATGGCCTGGACCTCATCGTCCGGTCCCGCCTTGATTTCAGGGGCCGTGATGACAAGGTAGTCCTGGTCGGTGGTATTGAAGATCGAGTTAGCCTTGAGCATCGGATCGGCTATGAACTCGATGGTCGGAATCTTTCCGTCCTTCGTCGTACCACCCATGTAGTTGTCCTCGAAGATCTTCTTCGGGGCCACAGGGGAGTAGTTCTGAGAGTACGGGAGGGAGGTGAGCAGGTTGTACGCCTGCGGGCTCATGGCCACCTTGAGCTTGTCGAACTTGTTGTCCGAGGCATCCAGGAAGGCGTTGATAGCCTTAAAGACTGCGGAATAGGCATCCGCGCCCTTGGTCGTAGAAACACCAGCTGCGATTTCCGCGAGGGAATCGGTCGGCCAGGCCTCGATAGGGTTGACGTTGAAGATACCCTGCGTATCCGTCTCCGCGTTGCCATAGTAGATGATATAGTCCGTGAGCATATCGATTACGTAGTTAGCGTACGACTGCTTGCGGGTTATCGCCTGGCCTGCGAAGGGATTGTCATTGGACTTAGCCCTTTCGAGCTCTTCCTGAGACAGGGAGTACGAAACCGACAGGTTAATGACCGGGGCGGTCATGAGACCTGCCTTGACGTTCACGTCGTTGACGAGGTTGTTCTGGGCAGAACCAGTCTGAGCCGCGATGGCGAAGCCGGCATACTGCTCGAGAGCGAGGGTCATGAGCTCTGCCCACGGATTGGTACCAGGCTCGACGCTCACCAGGTCACGCGCGTGAGAGTAAAGCAGGGGCTCCTTGAAGACCTTCTGGAAGAAGGACACGTTCCAGGGGGAGTAGGTTTGGCCGATCAGGGGATTGACCGAGTCCATAGCTCCGGACTTGAGAACGTCGTAGGCCCACTTGCGGGTCGCGGAGTTATACCGGGGCTTCATAGCGCACTTACCCGGGTCCTGCTTGAAGAGAGCTTCCATCTCAGCCGTAGCATTGTAGCCAGAGATGAGATTGGAATCTCCTACGAAGATTGCGTCCTGGGCGTGGGGAGGAGTAGAGAAGTGGGGGTCACTGGACGGACCCATCGACAGCTCATATCCACGAGTAGCCCTTTCGAGGGACTCATTACCAGCCAGGAAGCCGTTAAGAACATTCTTGAGCGGCTTGCACGAAGGGTGTATCTTTATATCCATCTTGTGTCTCCTTACGCTATCGTATAAACAGCCGTCAGGATGTTGGACGGTGCGTAGTTGGTAGCGAATGCTCTCGCCCGGAGGGTGGTCGTTGCGGCTATGCTAATAGCTACCGTATACGCCGTGTCGGTCTCATCCGGTTCAGAGCCGTCCAGGGTGTAGTAGATCGTAGAAGCAGCCGTTGCGCAGGCCAGGGTCACAGACTGAGCGACAGCGTATGAGCCAGCAGCAGGGGTAGCCACAGGGGTAGCTACGACAGGAAGTTCCTCAGCAGCGGAGAGTGCATCACCACCAAAGAAGATCGTGACACCATTACCATCGAAATCCTTCGCGATGACTGCCGCGTTGAGCATGGTGTAGCCAGAGGGAGCAGCTACCGTAGAAGCCGGCACGAACTCGATAACACCCGTGGTATCGTTGGCTATGACCTTGCATCCGAGCACCGGATCGATGGCGCCGGAGGCGACCTTCGTCCACGAGGCGTACTGGACGGGGCCAAAAACAGCGGCAGCGGCGGGGTTGCCAGGGAAATACGAGCTGGGCTTGCCAGGGTCGTTCTGGGAGATGGCAGCGTCGAAGAGGAGTACTCCGCGAGGCACAGAGCCGGTAGGAATACCTACCCGGAAGCTGCCGGGCTCGTTGGGGAAAGAAGAGACCAGAACACCGAACGCCGGGTCCTGGGTTTCCAGATGATCTATCACACCACCTGCCGTCATCGGCAGCTGATGGAGGAACATCGGAACGCCATTAAGTTTCGCAGCACCCTTGAAACCTATGGCGAGAGAAGCATTAGAGGAAATCATACACGCTCCTTTACACCGAAGTTCTCGCTGAAGAATGCAGCGAGGGTAGTCTTGTTATCTTTGCCGTCATCACCTATGGTGGCGGTAAATCCTAGGGAATCTTTAGCTGCCAGTTCAGCATCCGGCTCAGGGTCTGCCTTAGGCTCAGCATCCGGCTTAGGCTCTACATCCTTTACCGGAGCAGGATCAACTGCCGGAGCAGGATCAGCTGCCGGAGCAGGATCACCTTCGCCAGACGCCAGTAGCTCCTGAAGAATATATACGGCTTGCTTAGGAGATATCTTCTTCCCCTTGAGGCTGGCCAAGAAGGAAGCTACGTCCTCATCGGAGCAGCCATCCTGACCGAACGATTTCTGTCCCGGCACGTACTGGGCAGGCTCTGTAAGAGAGGTACCACCAACAGGAGTGTCTTTGGTAGGCTCAGCCACCACTGCAGGCTCCTGAGTATGGGGCTCTTCTACAGGGGCAGGATCAGCTACCGGAGCAGGATCTGCACCAGGCTCAGCTACTGCTCCCGGCTCAGCTACTGCGACTCCTGTGACTTCGGCCATAGCAGAAGAGTCAAGCTGCTCAAACAGAGTAGCGATCATTTCCGCGGCCTCTTTCACAGAAGCCGGGTCCATCATCTTACTCTGCTTGAAATCTTCCAGGAATCGAGCGAGCTTGCCCTTGTCTTCGGACTCCGGAAGAGTCTCTGCCAGCTTCTCAACTTCTGCCACTTTCGCGGATATCTCCTCATCAGACATAGCTTCCTTTTTCTCGGCTATCTCCATAAGGATATTCCGCGCAGCACCAAGGTCAGTGTCTTTCACGCCGTCTGCTTTCTTTTTAAGGAAACGCCAGAGGCCGGAAAAAAACTTCTTTTCCTTCATGCTCTTACCTCCCTCACTATCAAAGATACAAGTAGATGAACCACCTCTTGCTTGTCGAACTAAAGCAACATGGTTAACGTCAGTTATATCCGACACCATGAGCTGGTATTCCTCATCATTGTGTACACCCTTAGCCCATATGACCTTAGGCATGTAACCTGGGGATATTTCCCTAATACCATTATCGTAGGCCTGTATGCTATCTGAAGTAACAAGAGACATAGAAGAAATGAGGAAAACCTCATTGGTATTAGGGTCATGCACTACTTCTACAGTGTCCCCAGTATACCCCTTCATAAACAGGTCAGTGTTTACAGGATTAAGCATACTAGAAGGATGCTCAAGTGTAACAGGCTGCCTGGCGAATAAGTTCGCACTCCGGGCTAGTACAGTAGCAGGTCTATATACACCAAAGACTACATGCTCACTGTATTCAGCAGGTATGCTTGTTATACCAAGCGAAGGAAGCTCTTCCCTTCTATAGGCATAAATCCCTGAGCGGGCTATGGCCATGTGCTTGACTAGTTTATTTGGCATCACGGGCCTTCTCAATCACATTATTCTTTTTATTTATTACCTCATCAGTATGCTTCTTATCAGGTATGTCATTATCTTTCTGAAGCTTCGCAGCCTTGCTTTCCGCGTCGATCCTTCTATTCTCAGCTTCTCTCTGTATTACTGCGTCTATGAACTCTCCGCTTATTTCTATCTCACGGAAGAACTGCTTCAGCAGGTTAACTGCTTCACCAGCAGGAACACCAGACTGTACAAGGGATGAAAGTGCGGCTGCGTACCTGGCTGACGCCTCAGACCTCTCAGTCTCAGTAGCTACGACAGGAGTCTCGAAAGAAAGCTGAAGATAAGGCAGATTCTTTATGAGTTCATCGTCTGGGCCGAAGCAAGAAATGGCCATGATATGGATGCAAGACTGGAGCATAGGAAGAAGACTGTTCTGAGACATACGGATAGTCTCGGACTGCTTGAGTAGGACTTCCTCAGTATTGTTAGAAAATCCTTTAGGCTGAGTATGAAAGAGAACAGACTCAGGTATACCACTCTGAGCTGCTATATCCTGACGCAGCATCATGCCTAGCCCATCGTAGCCAGTATAAGTTCTGTCTACAGCGTATATCTTTCCAAAAGCATTTATAGTCTTGGGGTTATTCATAGACCAAGAACGAAGCTGAGCGTCGTTCTCTGCCATGAAATCACGGACTGCTTCTATACCGTTCTGAGCTATTGCTCCATCCAAAGGTATCTCATGCATGAGGAGAGACATCTGCTGGGCCATGATCGGTATAGAAGAAATCATTATCTCATAGGCCAGTATAGACTTGATGTATCCTTCATAGTCAGACACACCCCAGCCGAGCTGACGAATAGCTCCCCAATAAGGAAGCTCTTTGGGGCGGACAACTGCGGACCTTTCAGTAGCTACAGAGACTCCTGCAATAGGCACGTAGTACTGCTTAGCGAAGAGATAATCCTGGGCAGTTATATTATACTCAGGTACTACTACCGTGTTCCAACGGTCAATAGCTACCCAATGAGATATCGCGTCTTTGGTAAGAACTTTTCCTTTTATTAGCTGACGAAGACTCTGGCGGTAAGAGTTGACATCATCACGCTTGAAAGCAGGATACAGTACAGAGCCACCGTAGATAAAGCCGTCACGGAGGCTGTCTACCAACTTATTAGCGAACCCAGTAGAGTCAGCATACTCCTTAAGTCTCATTATCTTAGGTGAGTCCCAGTAAGGATGCTTCGATTCGAACTGGTAGCCATTAAGCAGTACGCTCTTAGCTTTCTTGTCTATGATGAGTTGAGGAAGTCCACCAGAAGAATAGGATGCGGTTGCTTCCATAGGGCCCATGGCTACTGGGGTATAAGCTTGGTTGTAGTACCCCGTGTCCATAGGAGTATTTACATTAGCCATGACGTTAACGAATCCGTCAGTAACCATGTGCTTCTTAAACTCATCTAGGGACTGGAAGCTTATTCCATCATTTACGTAGCCAGCCTTCACTTCTTCGAATAGACGTTCTTTAATACCATCGATGTCTCTGACAGAGTGAGCTCCCGCTACTGCCTTCGAGTCCATAGCAATATGAGAAGCACCTTTGGCTAGGGTGCCGTAGACATCACGGAGGTACTTAGGCATGCTAGGATTCTTAGCTAGTTCGTCAAAAGACTTCATGCCGCATCCTCCATGTTTTCATTACCATGCTTTACTATATCATATAAGTCACGGAAGATAGGTAGAGAGGATACCAGTCTCCAGATAACGTACTCACCTGCATCACAGATATGATCCGGAGCCTTAGGTCCTTGACCCTTCTCCGGGTCTCCCCTCTTGTCGAACTGGCGAGTCTTGAGGGCTATAGGATACTGCTTCAGGTCCTTGAACACCTTAAGGCGACCAGTCCTGAATAGCTTGTTGACAGTGAATATTCTTTCTGTTACACTCGGGTTTACTGTACCAATCCTAAGTCTGATACCCATCGACTTGACTTCTTTTTGGTAGCCTGCCATGATTTCTTTTGCGGAAGCATCAGGGTACCAGAAGACCTCATTGGTGGGAAAATCATTACGGATAAGGCGAGGAGCGTCACCAAGTACAGGGAAAGAATACTCCTTAACTGCGAACATATTCTGGTCTCTGATAACAAAAGCTACTCCCTTCGAGAAGCCACTGTTTATGTCCTGGCCTATGTAGATGGGTTCGAGAGGATCAATGGGGAAACTACCAACAAGATGCTGAGTCTCGATGTACTCAGGATATACGCGTCCAGTATACAGGTCAACGAAATTACCTTCCAAGAAGGCTGAGCGCTCGTTGTCAGTGTACAGGGAGTAGAGGCGATTCACATAGTCAGAAGACAGGGTAGTGTTATCCTTAGTCAGCCCGCGTATTTTTATATATGGAGTACCACTCTCTTTAAGGTCCTGGATAATACGGTAAGTACCCCTGAGGCCTTGGGCTGTAGTCATGAAGATTGACACTGGGTTCCGGCCATCAGGGAGAACTACACGAGTTCTTTCCTGTATAGCCTTGAAGGCATCAATAGCTTTTTCCTGGGGTAGCTCATCCAACTCGTCACAGATGAACCCAGAGAAGTTGTAAGCATAGATCTGCTCAGGAGAAGCAGTACCTATGTAGATGAACTGCACTGTGCCTATGGTGACGATGTGCTCTAGCTTGTTATGTGAGTAGGCGATACCGCCAGTCTCCAGAGTCTTAAATAGATCAGTCAAGAGAGTCTTACGGAGAAGAGTCTGTGAAGTACCGCCGATACCGAATACTACATTCTTACCATTATATTGGTAGTATAGTTTCAGTATAAGAAGTACACCACTAAAAGATTTACCACAGCCATAACCGCCTATTAGAAAGTGGTAAGGAATATCCGGAAACTGAGATGGAGCTTTGAGGAGTAGAGCCTGATGTCTGAACGTTTGTAAGTCCATTACAGGTCCTGCTCCTTTCGCTTGCTTATCTCTACAGTCTCCTCAGTTTCCATGTCGTAGTCTTTGGTAAATATATTTACTACACCAGCAGTGGGAGTTGATCCACCACCCTGATTCTTCCACTTGCTATTGATGGCCCCGAGCTTGAATCTCAGTTCCTTAGTATTACCCTTCTCAAGGTTCTTATCCATAGCTATGTCGAGCTTCTTCAGGAGATCGCGCTCCAGGATAGCCTGCTTGGCGCTGGCCTTCCTCTGGAACAGCTCGTCGTTGTCCAGTGCGTCCATCTCTTCCTGAGAGAGCTCAGCTGCATAATAGGACTGCTTGATGTCCATCCCGAGGGAGATACAGTTGAGTACTAAATCTTCCTTAGGATAAGCCATACTATCTCCTACAACGTCTATGCTAACTGAGCCCCTAACAAGGAGCTCCATGTACTCTAAAAAAGGGGCAGGCGGAAGCGGGCTGGAGCCAGTCGCCGGGAACTGGAAGGAGTGCCGCCTGCCCCTTCTATAATTGTATCACAGTTATGGACCGTTGTACACGACCATAGCACATTATTCCATATCTGTGTACTAATAGAGCCACCCTACTGCACCAGTGTGATCGTAGAGGACCCGCACACACAGGTCTTCATAGATGACACTGCAAAACAGGCCATAGAAGTATATGGACTAGCTTCACCGGGCGTGGTGAGTACGATCGTGGGAGACTCAGAAAGGAGCTATTGTGACTCTCTTAGGAATCCGGGGACAGAATCCCAGTGTTATGGGTTAAAAAGAGGTATTTATAGCCTATTTTAGGGTTATTACTGCTGTTTTGGGGCCTTTTACAGTATTTTAGCAGCATTTATGAATGAGATTGGGGTCGTCGATAAGGGCCGTTTCTTAAGGTAAAGATGGTCCTTTAGGCCTATAGTAGGGTCTTTTAGGCCTATAATAGGGCCCCGGAGTTATTGGACAGGGGCTATAAGGGCTAATCTAAGGTCTATAGTAAGGTATTACTAAAGGATGACTCCGGACTACTGTCTCCAGTCTTCGGCTGCATAGCTCCGGGCTTAGGGGCCCGGGATTTTTTCGCCGGGGTCATGTGTTAGTTGCCATATGGGCCTAGGGCTAGTTAGTAGAAAATAACAGTTTTTATTACTAAAAATAATAAAAATAATTTCAAAAAACTATTTACAAATTTTCAAAACCATATTATAATATATTTAATAAATAAATAAATAAATTTAAATTATTTATTTACTTATTAGCTGTCTACTTTAGTAGACAGAAGCTTTGGGTAGGAGAATGTTATGAAAACATTATCAGCTTTTAGTCAGCAAAAGATAGCTAAAGAAATTGCAAAATATATAGTTAAAAAAATATTTATTAGTAAAGATGAGAGTAAAGGAAAATATGAATATATAAAAAAAGTTATATTAGAAAATGAAGAATTAGATATAAATATATCTAATAGTGAAGATATGCAAATAGTTGAATATATGATTAGAGATATAGATATGTTAATATCGATATATAGATAATTAAATAAAAAGTATGTACAAATATTAAAAGTTGATATATAATATATTTAGTTAGAAAATGGTTTACATACTGTACTATTTAGTGCACAGTGATTATATGTGAAGGGGGCTATATATGACTTATTCTATAGAGGCGATGGATGAGGCCTGTAGTGAACTGAAGCGAAGGATCAAGAGCTATGAGCCCAGAGTTAGCAATGAAACTATAGTCTATAAGAAGTCAAAGACTATGTATATAGTTAAGAATAGAAAAACTAAATAAACTATGTACATTGTTTCAGAACTGTGATATAATATCTGTATGGAGGTTAAAGATGAAAGAGCTTAAAGACATGGCTTACGAAGTAACTGTTTTGACCATTGAAGAGGCTAAGAAACTGCCCGGATTCTTGGGAAGAATACTCCCACTACAATTGCAAGTGAATGGTTACTATGCTTGCAAGGATGGCTTAGGGGTCCGCTACTACGAACTTGCTAAGTAGAGGCTATAATAGTAAGAACCAGAAGCTATAGTCTGTTAACGATAGACTATAACTTCGGGCCCTTACAGTCCGATGACCTCATAGAGGCCATAAGATCCATTTAGCTAGTATATACTAGCAGGAGCAAAGCCATGAGCAAGAAGAACATCACCCCCGAACTGTCCGCCATCGACACTTCCTTCAGTGAGACCGTGGACATGACCGTGGACAAAGAGACCATCGGGACTACTCCAGTCTATGCCACCGAGGCTGAGAAGATCGAAGCTTTCAAGAGGCGGAAGAACGAGGCCAGCAAGAAGATGCTCGCCCGCAAAGCCGAAGCCATGAGCAAGCTGATCGCTCTCGCCCTCAAGGCTGGCAACGAAGAAGAGCAGGCCGCAGCCAAGTACCTCATGCCCCGACCGGTCGGTCCCAAGGTCCCGAAGAACGAAGTCCTCGACTACATCACCACGAACGGACCTCAGAGCGAAGATCAGATATGGATGAAGTTCAAGTTCGGTCGCTATGAGATGAAGAAAGTTCTCAAGGCCAACTCCTCCATCCAGTTCATTGATGACCTCTATCAGATAGTCTAAGACTACCGTCAGATAGTCTAAGACTACCGTCAGATAGTCTAAGACTTCGGGCCCCTTAAGTGGGGCCTCCATTCAAGAGCTTTATAGACCACAATCTTTGGGTCTAACAATAGAGCTCTTGAGAGGAGGCCTACATGGCAAAGAACATCGTGACCTTTGAGTCATACTGTGATAGACAAGGGTGGGAGCCCTGCGGTCTGAATGCGGTATGGGCTGTAGAAGCCTACTGCATAAAAGGAGAAGCTCCCTATGGGCTCGTGGCTCTGGACATGGAAGACGGAACCTATGCTGTGGTATACAGTATCAGCGATGAGGTGGTAGAACACTTCGTTGGTTCCTTCGAGCACTTTGTCCGGTTCTGTGAGCAGCTATTCACTCCGGTCTTAACGGCCTGAGACCTTAGGTCCTAACAATAGAGTCCTAACAATAGAGTGTAGGAGGAAGCTACAATGGCTAACTGTACTTACTATCGGAAGCAAGGCTGTGTGAGTGGCAAGCCATGCACATGGAAGCCGAGTGGTACCAATGAGTGTAGGTGGTCCGGAGTCCTGATCCCGGTGCCAGTGGGTATGGCTTCGGAGGACAAAGACTTGGCCCAAGTGGGCATAGTAAAGACCAAGGAGTTGGAGCACTACCGATGGGCCTTGGACAAGGAGTTGGAGGTCCAGCACTATGTTCGCTAGCATAGTGATGCTACTTTGGGGCCTCGTGTCCCTGCCCTTCTCGATACTATTGACTATCTTAAAGCTCATACTCTCTGAGAAGGAAGAGCGAGACGTTAAGGTGGTAGAGACGATGGTAACAAGGAATGGTCTTAAGGGGGTGGAAACTACCCATACCATTCGTAGAAGCTATAACTCTTGATAGTTATGTCAGTGTGTGATGAGGCTGGCTCATTGATTCTGCTTGCGGTCTCTGCAAGGGTGTCATTTTGCCGACACTAGTTGTCTTCGGCGTCATCACACTAATTCTTTATCAGGAAAGGAATTAGATAAGATATAGCGACACTTGCCGGGCTACCGCGAAGGCAAAAAAAGCTCTCTTGAAAGTGTCTTCGTAAATGCGTGTATTTAGGAAACCGGTTTGGCGACAGCGTGTCGCTATAATGGATCTAATTCCTTATCAGGAAAGGAAATAGTGTGATGACGCCGGAGATCAATAGCGTCGGCAAAATGACACCCTTGCAGGGGCCCGAAGCCCGAACATCCTATCGCGGACTCCGAAACCAGTCTAAAAGGAGGTAAAACGGGAAAATAACTCCCATTTAGGGTCTATAGTAGGGTGACACGAGGACTACCCTTATGAGACGAAGTATGATCCCGCGTAGGCTAACTTATTATAACAGCGACGCCACTTACCTTATATGCGCACCCTTGCAGGGGCTGAGAGGTATGGAAGCATTAAGGAGGAGATAATGAAGCTACTGTTGCTAGTTATTCCATTCCTGTATACTAGCCAAGCTATACCAGAGAATGGCATAGAAGAAAGTACTGAGATCCGGATTACTATTATCATTGGAGCCAAGACTCATCCGGTCCAGTACCCCGGGACTCCACTACCAACGGACATAGTCCCGGATGCGGTATCCAGCTCTACTTGGTCTAATGAAATGAGGTCCGAGTACCGGGATGCGATGTCCGGAGCTAGCTATGTTATCTCTGGGGCCAGCACTCAGGTATCTGGAGTCCAAGACTAAAGGCATAGGACTGAAATGGTGGTATAGTGTGTTATGAAAGTATAACACAAATCAAGAAAGGAGAATCAAAAGGGGATAGAAAAAGTTAATAAATTATGCCTATTTACAAAATTAGAAAAGCATGTTATTATGATTTTAGATTGTATGAAACACCCACTTGAGTGGGACAGAAGATATGGAGAGCCCCACGGGGCAAGGAGACCAACATGAGCGACGAAGTAGCAGTGACGATGAGCGACGAGGAGAAGGCCGAGAAGCTCAAGGCCCAGAAGAAGGTGGCCGCCCAGAAGATGATGGCTCGCAAGACCGAAGCCCTGGACAAGCTCATCAACCTGGCCCAGCGCATCGGTGACGAGAGCGAGAAGGCCGCGGCCATCTACCTGACGCCCGGCCGGCACATCGGCAGTACGGGTGGTGCGACCCGAGGCCCGAAGGTCAACTTCCTTGACCTGATCTTCGCCGACAGTGACATGGCCCACGAGGACGACATCTACCTCAGCCACAAGCTCGGC